TCTTGAGGCGCTCCGGCGATTTTTTGAAGTCCCCGATCACACCCAACAACTCAAGGATATACTTGAACACAGACGCGGAGTGTCTCTCAGGAACCTCGAATGGTTCGTGACAAACTATTCTCGTCAGACGAACGTGACGTACAAGACGTCAACCGGGCGTCAGTTTACTGTTCACGTGGCGTACAAGTCGTCACTTGACGGCTACTCGAAAAAGTTTTTTGACCCGTTTTGTCGTACAGAGCGGATCGATTTCCAGGGGTTTACGACGACGGTTGCACAGCTGAATTTCATTCGCTGGTGTATCGTCAACGGTATCGTTGACTACATCACTGAGAAAGGAGTCTTGCATATCCGCCGGAAATTTGAAGAGGCACGTAGCCATAGTAGTACAGATACATCGTGTAAGACTTTTCAATCTGAGGTGAAAGAATTGGATCAAAAATCAGATCCAAGTGCGTCGTCTGTGAATTGAGCGTGCTGAAATCGATGTATCCCTCCTGATTGTACTCTTTGGGGTTGTCCCCGAAGCAGTACATGTAAATGCTCTTTGTCGGCACTGAAAGTCCGTGATCGAGAGACTGTTTGTAGCTGTAGTAGAGGGCACCCGGGAAGTTTGAAAGCACGTTTTCGTTGTTGAGATACAACGTCCCTGATTTGATAATGTCCAAAAAATTGATTGTGACGCCGTTAAAGAACGTTACAGGTACAGCAGCTGGGATGTAATCCGTGCTGTACCCGTATTGATACCTTGATTTATAGTAGGCTGAGTTTTGTTCGTCTTCGTAGTTTTGATTACGCACAAACCATGCAATCATAGACACTGGAAAGTTGGCTGTCAAGTTCATAATCGCTTTGCCACCCGAGTATGGCTGACCGGCCTCTGCCCACACGCGATTCACCTTATAGTTCAATTCGTGACTCTGGTAGTACATGCGTTCACGTGGACTCAGTGTAATCTCCTCGAGGAGAACCTTTGGATTGATAATGTCGACTGGATTTCCATTTGCATCGGCTGGTGCGTTTGTGATCCACGTCGAATCATGGAACGTGAATCGAATCGTGACAGTCTGTTTCAGTATGGCGCACAAAGGAAAGAATGGCTTTTCGAGCTTTTCACGTCCAATCTTACGATCGCTGTGACGCCGACAAAAGAAAAAGTCCAACGGAATCATCATCTTCACAACATCCGTCGCTGGAACGACGTTCGATTCGCTCTGACCCAGACTCGTCGCTTGGTACATTGCGAGTTTCTCATCTGCGTCGAGAAACAGCTGGTCCCGAAGAATGTACCAGTCGTCCGTCAGGGTTTCTATGGGTTGACCGTCAATCATAAATTCAGCCTTCTTTATGATGGCACGTCCAACAAGAGGCGTGTAGTCGTACCCACCCGGCAGGGCGGGAAGAGACACCGACAGGTACATGTTCGACAAGAGATCACCCGCCTCGCGTGGATGAATATCGACAGAAAAGGTTCGCGTCGATTTGAGAAACTTTTCATTTCCGGATTTGAGTGGCAAAAGGAAACGCTGTGTGATTGCGAACGGCGTGTGCTGAATTATCTTCGGCATCCAGAGCGATTCACCACCATACATGTACTTTTCCTGTGGACCGATGGCAGCGAGTGCAGTCAGCGCACCCGTGCCGAAACCACGACCAGCCATTTCGATGAGTGCCTCGCGAGGCGCTGGGACGTCTGTGTACACGTTCGAGTTGAGGTCACGCAGTTCCGCAGTTTGGCCCTTTATCAGACTCGCGTCAAAGATTTTCGGATCGTACAAAGAGTAGTATTTGCTTTCAATTGTCGCACTCGGACGCATGAATGTCAACAGGACGTTGGAACTCGGCAAAGGCATCACCTGTGCCTGATCCGTCATGACGTCGAGTCTGTAGAGGTACTCTTGAGGTTTTGTGATTGTGTCCGCCAGAACGTTGGCCGTCCCGGGCTCTGCGAACACTTCAGTCACCGTGAGGTTTCCAGCAACGTCGACGCGGAGTATCGATGGGTCACTGAATCCGGTCACTTTCCACCCTGCATCTGGTCTCGGACCCGTGAATGCATCGACGACATAGACGCTGAATGTGTTTGCAGATACGAGCGGGCCACGGAATCCGTGTGCCGTCGTCTTTGTCTGTATCAACCTTTCAAACATGAACGTCAATTGAAGGAGGGAACTCGGTGCGACTGGAACAGTACCCTCCCCTAGAATTGTCGCCGTCACGAGCGCCACATAAGGAAACGAAATCGACGGTGGACCCGGGTTGATTATGACATCACCGTAGACGTTAGATGTGTACGTCTGAACGACCACTCGTCGCTGGATCCCTGACAGGCCCGTGATTGTCATTCCTGGTACGATGGGTGCATTCTGTGTCAGGTACACAGACAGAACATTTGCAGTTAAAGACGGCCCGTAAAACCCAGAGACTGTGAGACTCGTCGGATCAGGGGCGGGTGGCGGGGTCACCGTCACAGTCGGTGGCGGTGGTGCAACGGGTGGCGGTGGAGGAGGCCTGGTCATCAACATCTGACGGTACAACGCAAGAATCTGGTCTCGTGTGGGATTGCCCGGGAGTCTGTATCGAATGTACTCTGGTGGAATTTGTAGAATCTGGTTCGTCAACCGAGCTCTTTCATCGGGTGATGCATCCAGTGGTACGAGTTCACGAATCAACTCGTCCGTGTTCATCTACAAGGACTCAAGATCTTGTTTCCACAGGTTCGACACGGTCATCGCCTCGAGCGCTGAAAGTTCAGCCTGAAGGTTCTTCACCAGCGTCAACGCCTTGGTGATTTCCTCCGCCGTGTACTGGTACGTCCGGACCGAAACGAGTAACTCGTGTGGAAATCCGAGACGCGTCATGTCCGCCTCGATGTCTGCTCTGGTCCGTCTGAAAATCTCGAGACGACCGTGCGCCACCTCGGTGATGAAACGCGCCCGCAACGTATTCTCAGTCACCTGACGCTTGAGCTCCTTGACCAGGTACGCCTTCCGAGCCTTGTACAGTGCCATACGCATCTCGAGGTAGTCGACCAAAATCTCCTCCGGACTCGCATACTTTTTCACGGCACCGTTCTGCCCGATGAGGTACATGTTGCTCGTGTGAATAGTTTTTACGAGTCCGAGCTGCTTGTGGTCGTTGATCTCAGTCCAGACGAAAAAGTCCGCCTTGTTCTCCGTCGAATGATTCTCGTACTTGACCTCGAGCCCATCCAGAAACTCCTTGTAGTCCTGGATCCATTTGCCTGGAGGAAGCTCAGTCACGTGAATGCGTGACCCCTGACGCTCAAACGTCCCCGTCAGAGTCCACGTGTGTTCGCCCGTCTTTTCAGTCGTGCCCGTGAATCCCCGAAAGTGTGGCTTCATCGCCACCATCGCCTCGCCGCGAAGCGCGTGCTGAATGTTCTTCGTCACCACCTTGGGGTCGTACGGCGGAACGTACGACGAAAATCCAGTCCCGATACCCTCTGCGCCATTGACGAGTACCATCGGCACGATGGGCAAGTAGTACGTCGGCTCGACGTTCTGACCATCCTCAGACACGTACTTGAGTACCGGGTCGTCACGCTGGTCGAAGATCCGACGCGTCTTTTCAGCCAGTCGCGTGAAGATGTAACGAGGACTGGCTGCATCCTTGCCACCCATCAGACGCGTTCCAAACTGACCGCTCGGCTCGAGCAGGTTGACGTTGTTCGACCCGACGAACGTCTGTGCCAAGCCGATGATCGTCCCCTGGAGCGACGCCTCGCCGTGATGGTACGCAGTGTGTTCGGCGACGTACCCGCTCAGCTGCGCCACCTTGGCATCCTTGACCAGGTTCCGTTTCAGACAGGCGTAAATCACCTTGCGCTGACTCGGCTTGAGTCCGTCTGCAACGTGTGGAATCGACCGCTTGATGTCCTCGACTGAAAAGTTGGCAAGGTCCTTGTGGACGAAATCAGTCACTGTGAGAGCTTTCACGTTTCCGTAATCGACACCCGGCGGCGTAGTCGCCATGTGTTCCGTGAGCCATCCCTTGCGCGCATCCGCCATGGCTTTGGAAAAGGCGAGCGTCATCGACTCACCGGTCCGTGTATCCGGCGTGAATTTCACAGTCAGACGGTCAATCATCTTGAAGTACTCCTTCGCCTCTGCTGATGTGGATGTTCCCAGCCCCTTGTAGTACTTGACGCCAGAGCCGGGCGCAGCGCGGCTCTGTGAGCAGCCTCCGGCTGAAGTCTCTTTCAGAGACTGTCTAAACGCCTCCTCCGTGAAGAACCACTCCTTTCCCGCCTTGATCACAGGCGTCACCATCGCCACCAGGAAACCCAGGTCGATCAGACTCGGCCAAAAGTGGTGAATCATGTTGAGCACCAGACCCTTGATGTGACTCCCGTCCAGGTCAGCATCAGTCATGATCATCAAACGACCGTACCGAAGTTCTCGGAGTGAAGTATAGACCTTTCCATGCTGAAGGCCCAAAATCTTCTTGAGATTCGAAAACTCCTCATTCTCGGTGAGCTGCTTTACACTAGCGTCCCGAACGTTCCGAGGTTTCCCCCGGAGCGGGAAGACGCCGTAGGCATTGCGGCCTACTACGCTCAGTCCAGCGACCGCGAGCGTCTTGGCTGAGTCACCCTCAGTCACAATGAGTGTGCAATCGTGACTCTTGGCCGTTCCGGCCCAGTTGGCATCGTCCAACTTGGGAACGCCAGTAATCTTGTTCTTCTTGGCACCATCCGTCTTTTTGAGCTCCTTCTCCGTCTTGGAAACGGCGAGTGCCGTCAGGTCGTCACCGACTCCAGACGCCAGGACGTCCTTGATAAACTTGGGCTTGAATTCATATTCTGTAGTCACCTTGGATGTACACTCCGTCTTGGTTTGACTCGAAAATGTCGGATTCACAATGGTCGACCGCATCATCACAAACAGCGACGCCTTGATTTGCGCCGGTCGAATCCCCGTCGCCAACTTGGGTACGAGCTGATTCACAAACCGGTCGACGTGCGTCCCACCCTGCGTCGTCGAAATACCGTTGACGAACGAAATGTGCTGAAACGAACCGGTCGTCGAATGGCCGACGACGATATCATGTCCGAGCGTCGCCAGAGGGACGTCGCCAAAGTGCCGGCGAGCATAATCCTCGAGGCTCTTCACCTCGAGGCGCGTTCCGTTCAGGTACACGTGGCATTTGGGACAACACGCCGCCGCGTCCCAGATGCGTTTCGTGAGCACTTTTAGCAAATCTGGGAGTTGTGACGACCCACCTTCAAACCGCGACCAGTCTGGTTGAAACTCGACATCGACGTACCCACCCTTGGCTGCCATCTGTGTGACGACTGGCGGTTCACACACCGTCATGTTCTTCGACCACTTTTGGACGTACTTTTGGTTCTTGTGCAGGATCCGAACCGCAAACTTGGACGAATAGACGTTGGTCAACTTGGCGCCGTATCCGTTTCGACCACCGGTCGTACGCTCCTGCGTGTCGTCGTAGTTTGAGCTGGTGAGCAAGTGTCCGAAGATGAGCTCGGGAAGTCGAACACCCGTCTCGGTGTGTACACCGTTCGGGATGCCGTCGCCGTTGTTCCGTACGGAAAACACGTCACCCTGAAAAGTTACGTCGATGCGCGTCGTCTTTTTCGGGTTGAGAGAGTGTTGGTCGATGGCATTGACGAGCACCTCGTCAAAGATTTTTACGAGTCC